CTCTCAAGGGGTCCCGTAAGCGACCTTAACAAGGCTGCCTACGCGTTGCAGTCTTAGGAGAACCCAAGATGCAGCGTATCCGATCATATAATTCACCATGGTCCTTAGACCAAGGCTTGGTTGAGAAAACCATGACCGACGTTGAAGTTCCAGATTTCCATGCTCGTAGAGATGGAGGTGAGTTAATTTCTAACCCTATGGCATCCTTTATTTACGTTGCCGGGATCAAACCCGCTACCGTTACATTTAGGATGGTTGCTCCAAAAACGTGGAAGAAGCCAGCAAAGAATACGCTGTATTCTCGCACCGTGAAGTATATGGTGTATGGCGATAACTCGAGCCTATGGCCGGGCTACGCCAGCGCGTGGTTGGACAATAGAAAGCAGACTTATGCCCTCGATGGACGCTTATCCGATGTGGATGAGGCCCATACTGGCTTGTCAAGCGAGCTTGCTACTGGGGTCGCCTCGGTATTGGTAACTTTGGCAGAAGGTCACAAAACGATCCGGATGCTGAAGGATGCGTATGATTTCGTGCGACGCCCTTTGAGGGACTCCGCTAAACTGGCCGGTTTTACCGGTCAGTGGTGGAAAGATCCCAAGAAACGGGAACGCGTTATGGATTCTGCGTCCAATGCTTGGCTTCAGGGTCGCTATGGTTGGCGTCCCTTTATCTACGATGTCATGTCCATGGTGGACGCGTCGTCGACTGATATCATCTACCGCAGAACAGAACGCGGGGGCTTCGTGCCCGATGAGGTCAGTACTAGTTACCAGCAGATCTTTGCGAACCTTTATCCCATTGACGGGGTAGGGCGTCTGCAGTATAAGGTCGTGGGTGACGTTCTCCTTCACGCGAAAGTCAGTTTCGGGCAGACTGCGGATTTCCGCATTCCTATCCAGAACGCTGGGTACGTGTGGGGGGCCTATTCATTGACGAATGTTGTCTGGGAGTTAATCCCCTATAGCTTTGTCGTGGATTGGTTCATTAACCTAGGTGACGCTTTTAACGCACTTTGGGCCTATGCTCTCATCCAAGAGCGTATCGGGTGGACTAAATTCCAATTGGATATGTCCGCTACCCTTAAAGATGTGCGGGGTCCCAGTTCCTTTTATCTGGACTCCGAAGAGCGCACATATTCCTTAATTTACGAGACGCCAAGTTTCCAGTGGACCGAGAGGGCCACTTTGGTTCAGCGAACGGTACCGACGTCCTTTATGCCGGTTATAGGCTTCCGTAACCATCTAGACGTATTAAAACTCGTCGACATGGCCGCGTTGCTTAGAAACCTAGTGAAGGGTCCTAGGACCTAATCGTTTGTCTCCTTTACCTTTGTAGCACCCTCACGGGGCTGCGTTACAGAAGGAAGTAATACCGATGACAATCACCGTAACGGTTGATACAGTGGACTATGTGTTCACGCAGGATAGCTTTAGGAATGATTCCTCTATCTATCTTGAATCTTCAAGTACCCTTGTATTACCGAGGGAGTTAACCTTGAAGCGGGTTTATCCCAAGCGCGCTGGGAGTTTTGTGGGAGTCGCTCGTACTGACATGCGACTTTCGTGGGCTCACAGTTACACCGATGCTGCTGGCGAGACTGTTTCTGCTCCTGTTATATGGAGAGTCACCTCTTCTCGTCGAGCTGACATGCCTGAGGCTGAGTTTACCAAAGCCCGAGGGATTGTGTCAGCCCTTATTACGGACGGAGAATTGGATGCTTTTTCCAACAACCTTTCGTTATAGGGGTATCATCCTTAGCGTGTTGATTGCCAGCTTATTTGCTGGCAGCGTTCCTTTGGCTGCCCTTAGTGTAGCCTATTACTCCATGGAGAAATACCGTGAGCAAATTCAAGGCTGTACACAGGCCCCCTTGTGGGACTTCGAAACAACTGGACCCAAACCCAAAGGTTCAGATAAGCGGTAAAGAGTATGTAACTCTCTTTAATGCTTTCGCCAGTTCACTGGTTGATTGCGGGGAAACTTTTAGGATTGGATCCTTTGAGGATATACCCGCAGGGATCAAGGTTTACCAAGATCGTGCCGCTCATTACCGGGAAGCTGGTGATACCGTAAGGTATTACCTCGCAAATCAAGCGTCTGTACTTCTTAAGAAGCTTGAGATCCCAATTAACAAGAAGGCCTGTGAAAAGGCTACCTTGGATGAATGGTACAAGTCAGAGGCACATTGCAAGGAAACAAACAGGCAGCTGCTGGAAGCCTATAAACGGCCTTACAGCGGGACGCCTGCGCAACGTGATCTCATGGACCTAGTATGGAAAGTTCGTGCGGAAATTACCTCCTTAGTTGGGGGGACCCCGCCGAGCGTTCGCAACGTGGCCCATCATGGTAGATTCGGCCCTGGAGTGACAATGTCACACGGCCGCGAAAACTTAGACCCTATCTTTAAGACTTTTAACCCGAGTTGTTATGTCGGGTCTGAAAGCATGGTGGGGGAACTGCTTAGCGTCACAAAATTCCGTGAAGCAATTAGCAGGGCTCATTTTGAGTCGAGGTTCGCAACCGTAAGTGATACTCTATCCATGGTCCGTTGGACTGACGAGAACTTGTTCGCCTCGGTACCAAAAACGGTTTCAATTAATCGTTCAATAGCAGTCGAGCCCTCTCTGGCGGTTTTCCTCCAGAGTGCGTATGACGGTCATCTTCGATCTCTGCTTAAAACAAAGTGGGGCATCGATCTCCGTGACCAGCGACCTAACAGGCGCTTGGCGCGGATCGGGTCCGAACTTGGTAACTCTAACGAGTCGCCTTGTACGATCGACCTAACGTCTGCGTCTGACAGGATAGCATTTGGCCTAATCGCTATGTGTTTTCCTCGTCAGTGGTTCGACACCCTACATCGCTTGAGGAGTCGTAAGACCCTCATGGAGGATGGCGAGTCTGTAACTTTGGAAAAGTTCAGCTCAATGGGTAATGCGTTGACGTTCTCCTTACAAACCATATTGTTCGGGGCTGTAGTTCGGTCTGTTTTACGAGACCGAGGCCTCGACGGTGCGTATTGGAGGGCGTACGGAGACGACATAATCGTTCCTCGTGATGCTTTCGACGAAGTTGTTTATCGTCTCGAGCTTCTGGGCATGGAGCCCAATATCGGGAAAAGCTTCTCGGAGGGAAACTTCCGGGAAAGTTGCGGTTGTGATTATCTCCTTGGTACTGATGTCAGGCCACTTTACATCAAGAAGCCTATCCGTACTGTTATGGACATTTATAAGTACCTAAATCTGGTACAGGTCCAAGTAAGTAAGGCGCCCATTCCGGGTCACTTTTACGCAGGGCTATACAGCATCCTGCTTCAGTGGGTACCGAAAACGCATCGCGTTTTTGGGAGGCCTTCAAGAAGCCTAGATGGTTACATCTGGGCACCGGTTAGGTCGCTTCCTAAAAGAATTCTTAGGGAAGCGCAGCGTACTACGGGTATACCTCCAGAGTGGGGATATCTGAGACGGCTGTATTGTGGAGGTGGAAGAAATGGCGGGTCGTGGAACTATGACCCCCCTCTTGACAACGAGGTTGCCACTGGTGACTTCGTAAAGGTGAGCCGCTTACCCCCCAATTGGGGGGCACTCGCGGAT